ACCTTATGCAAATGAATAGTTTTACCTATAATCTCGTATTCTGTCTCAAAAGCCTTGGCTATCATTTCCAATGCTTCGAGGCAGTTATTATGGTTGTAAGATACAAGTTTCTCAGAGGTTTCTATACAATTACCTACTTGCCATCCACTATCTATCATATTAAGACAATCTACTAATATCTGAATATGATAACGTGGGGAAGCTGTAAAAGGAAATTTAAGGGTCTTATCGTTTGGATTACGAAACTTGTAATTCTTGAGATTTACCCCCTCACTATCCATGGTAAGGGTATATTCAAAGTGTCGTGTGTTATGTTTTACGATTTTAGCGGGCTGATTGAGTGTGTACCTCTCATTAGCAAATTCACACCATGCCCCAGTAGGTATATCTGTATAAGAAGGTAATGCAAAATATAAGGTAAGGGTGTGTTCCCCCATGATGGAGCGGTATCGGTAGCTCTCATCAGTAGGGAGGACATCTATATAGGTGCTGTTAAAATGAAGTTGCATAGTTATTAGCGATTAGTGCTTAAATTCCAAGCACAAAGATACACCATGCGTAAGACATACTCTTTATATGAGTTTGTTTATTTTTTGTATTTTCTTTGTATATTTTTTATACTACCACAAAGTAAAGGGTAAATTCCACTCTCAAAGTGTCTTTTGTGAGTAGTACCTCTTTTACACTTGCTTTTTGATAAATAGCCTTAAAGGTACTACCCAAAGCATTAATGGAGCGTTCTCCTCTTTGAGAAAGGTTGTATAATAGCGCTTCGTACAATTTCCAAAAGCGATTGATAGGCTGTTTGATATAGCAGAGAAGCTCAAGGGTACGTTCCTTAAACACATTAGGATATTCAGCATATTGTACTCCCATAATGGTATTGCTTGTAGTAGTTAGGTGCTCTTTTACCTCGTAGCTCTTTAGTAGGTTGCTTTCATTCTCTTCTAATAGATAAATACCATACTTGGATAGGTCTATGTTGTCAATCGTAAAACCTGAAGGAGGTAAAGTGTCATTAGGGGCTATATAGGTGTAACCCTGCAATGGATTATCATTAGCAAAAGTAGCCTCATAGGTGATATAGCCTTCTTCTTTTTTAGCTTTTCTCACCCCAACGAATCGTAATCGGAAAGACTTACCCAGCTCCTCAAAAAGAAAATCGTTATAGGTTTGAGCGGATAGAAAGGATATAAATGCATCGTATTGGTTGCTTTTGGAGATAAAAGACAATGAAAAAGAGAATGTGTCTAATTGTGGATCGTCAGTGTCGTATTCTTTACCGTAATACTCTGCCCAGTCGTTACTATTTAGTTTTTTGAGAGGAGGAAAGCAAAGTAAATCCTTGTAGTTTCCATCTAAAAGGTAGGTATGGTAGGTAGCTTGTATGTCAATAGTGTTAATTTTCATATTTTTGTTGATATATTAAAAATATTGTTGTATATTTGCGGTGAAATAATGGGGGTAAAGTTTTGGGCAACGCCCGCCAGAGAACGGGAATGCAAAGCTATACGCAAGAGATAGATGTTAAGCCGAGTTTTCACCTTTAAAAACATTATTCAAAATAGGCTACTTTATAGAGTAGCCTATTTTGCTATAAAAATCCTCGAATTATATTTTTATATTTATTGTTTCTAATGTCTTTTTCATGAATGTCTGTGATTTTATTATATTTATTTATCAGGATTAAATTTCCGATTTTTAACTCTTTACGTTTTAACTCTTCAATAGATTGTACCAAAAGATCTGTATTACCATTTTCTAATTTAAGAACAATAGTCCCTGCTTGTTCGAATCCTTCTTTAAGTTCTTTTTTTAACGTTCCAATCTTCTTACTTGTTATAAATTTGAAATCAGCAATCATTAATTTATTTTTGAAATGAACAATAGCATCGGCACTACTTATATTTTCATATTCAGGTAATAGAGCAACAGATTTTCCTTTCTCGTTAAGTGCTTTTGCCATTGCTAAGGTGTTATTTAGACTTTCTCCTTTACCTCTATGTAGGTCAAAAAGTACTGTTTTTGCACCGTTTGTATCGTGTTGAAAAATGAGTTTTGCTCTGTTGTCGTCTATGATTTCCTGTAAGAGGGCTTGCTTTTTGGCATTGCTACCTGCCCTCTTTAAATGCTCAACAATCATAGGTGAAAAAGGTTCAAAAGAAACATAAGTACTTTCTTGGAAAGGCTTTGATACTTCTAATAACTTCTGTAATATATCCTTATCATTTCTGTTAGCCTCAATAAAATATGGCTTTGTTTTCCAATTCTTGAACCTATCTTTGTTATCTGTTACCCATTGTTTATAGTTGCTTGGCACATCCTCTACATAATTAGAGGAACTTTCAGGGGGCAAAGTTTCATCAGCTTTTAACTCCTTTATAAGTTCTTCGTCAGTCTTAAGAATAGTAACAATATGACACTTACAGCCTACATGCCAGCCGTGGAAACGAAAAGATTTAGGATATTTACCTTTGAGTTCATCACATACATCATATACTTTGTGCTGTGGGGATAGGCGTACCTCGAAGCCTACTACATCAGGGTTTTGCTGTATCCGTAACCAATCAGCGGACTTATAAGCTACATTGATTTCATTGCTGGCAAGGCGCAAAGCATTTTTGTAGGCGCTCCTATAAACTCCTTGCCCAGGGTGATAGTTTTGGGCGTTCTTGCTTAGTACAAGGTTGCCGTATTTGTCCCTTACTCTGCGAAATAATGCAGTGGGGTTGTTCAATAGGTTGCGTACTTCACGGCTTAGTTGGACAGCGCTTTTGCCCTCCTCCAAGGAAACAGATAAAGCAAGCTCTATTTCAGTTTGGGCTTTTTTAGCGATGTCCCATACACGATTGGAGACCGTGAAATCTTTAATCTTACGTTTCTTAAAGGTCTCAAGGGCTTCTAAGTTCTGATACTTGGTTAGTCCTTCTCTTAGTAGTTTATCCTGTTTGAGGTTCGCAAAAGCCCATTCTTTGGTAATGCCTTGCTTTATGATTTGGTCTAACTGGTTGCTGAATTTAGATAACTCCTTGTCAAAGGCTTTTCCTTTCTTGGTAGCCGCAAAGGTAAAAAGGGACTTTGTAACAAACTCTTTGAAGTCTGTTTTAAGAGCCAATGACACAGAAAAACCTACCCACTGATAGAATAATCGTTCTATCTGTTGTAGGTAAGCGAGTAGGTGCTTTCTATGTTCGTTATCGTAATTCATTAGATACTTGCTTCATTGAGGTTGCTATTCTCCTCGTATTTGATTTGCTGTAATTGGGCTTCAGGGTCTGTGATGCCAAAACGTTGCATGGCTTCTCGTTGAGAGAGTAGCGGTTTTCCTCCATTGGCTTCCATAAGGGTACGTATCATCTCGGTATCATCGTCAATATCGAACGGAGTGATGATAGGGGTGATGTCTATGGTTTTGAGTTCCTTCTCAAAGGGAATATACATCTTAGAGAGGAAAGCCAAAATGATATTGATACGCCTTTGTAGAGCAGGGATAAATATAGCCTCGTTATCTTTTACCTTGAGATGAGCAGGTAGCCATGCGAGTTTGCGCCCTACACCTGAGAGCATATTTCCTTTGCCTGCATAGAACTCATCAGAAAGGTCGGGGGTATGGGTGAACTCGTGTATATCACGCCTATTCATGCTCATCTCACGGTCAAAATTTTCATTAGCATTAGGTGGTACTACGAATTGAACATTACCTCCGTCTTTGACCTCATAGACCTTGCCCCCTGTATTATTGACAGCCATTTTACCCTCTACCTTTCCTGCGATCATTAGGATAGGCTCTCCGAATTTCTTGTTACTTTCAGAAAAATAGGTGCGCTGTACCTCGGCTATCTCTATGAGGTGCTGTACAGCATTCCATTCTGTTTCCTCTTGGCGATAGAGTACTACAGGTATTTTGCCAATTATATTAGGTTTTACCTCTGTGGTAGTAACTCCGTTCTCTGTGGTAAAGGTGTATATCTCATCAGCGGTAAAGCCTTGGAATATGGTCTTTTTATTATCCTTGGTAGTGCTTTCAATAGCAAAAGAGATAAGGTTGTCATTATCATCAAAGCGTGGATATAGCTTGTACTTGAGCGGAGATAGCACTTTGTGTCGCAATAGATATTGAGTAGGTACGCCATATTGTTCGTTAGGCTGCTCCTCCAAATACCAAAGCTCGGCTACAAGGGTGTAGCGCTTGACCTCTGTACAAATAGCACTATCAGAGAAGCTCATTTTGTTGGCTTTGATAACCTCTTGAAAGGCAGCAAAGAGCGGACTGTCCTCTGCGGTATATTTGTAGGGGATAGCTGTTTGAAACATGGTAGCTATTTCAATGATACGCTTTTGATAAGGTAAGCCTATACGATTGAGAGAACGAGTACGCTTTTCAAATCGTGGTTTGTTCTGACTATCTAATAAGGGATTACCTACCTCGTCCATAAGAGGTATTACTATTTCAGGGTCTGGGAACTTATGTTTGTTGGTGAATATCTCGTGCTTTTTGACATCATACTGCCTTTGATAGGTAGAGGTGTCAATGATAGATACATCTTGTTTAAATTCTTCTTGGGTCATTCTCTGTTTGTCCATAGTATAAGTTATTATAAAATAATTGCATGCAGGTGCTACCTGCTAAATCATTGAGGCGAGTTGGTATAGGTTGTTATTGGTACCACTTAGCAGCTTCATTGTAATATAACGAATAGCATCTATGGCGTGGTTGTGGTTATCTATTGGTATGCCTGCTTTTTTATCGTTCCAAGCGTAATTTTTTAGCTCTTTCATTACATTGAAACTCTCAGGGGTTACTACTAACTTATAATTGAGCATAGTGGTAATACCTGCTGATACGCTGCCTGCTCCCTTTTCGCAAGGTTCAATATTTAACCCTTTGTTTCTTAGGTCTGCAATAAGTCGAGGTTCGGCACTATCAGCTACAATAAGGTCGTCAGGGTGATCTATCAAAGTACTATTGAGCTGATAAAGTCCGTCAGAGGATAATTGCTTGTTGTTATAGTACTTTTCATCAATGTAAATGATTTTGCTGCGATTATCCACGGCTACTTTGATGAGTGTATCAGGGTCAATAGAAAATCCGTAATCTTGTCCGTACCCATAAGGTAATGAGGTATCAAAATAACCAATCTCCCAATCAGTGAATATAACCCCTTCGGATACATCAGCCCAGCGTCCTATAATCTTTTGAGCGTATTTGGTTTTGTTGAATAGTGATTGATTGAATTTACCTTGCTCATCGGTGGCTTGTGCGAGGCTTTGGGCTTTTATCTCCTCAATCTGTTTAAAAAACTGCTCATTAAGGTTATCTATATTATCAAAGTAGGTAGTATGAATATGCAATACATCGGGGTGGGTGGATATTTGCACCTCTACTCCGTCAATCTTTACTACCTTATGTGTTTTTTCAATGTACTTTTTATAGATGAAATGCTCGGCATT